CTCGGATGCTGTTGATTCTGGGTTGGATGATTCTTCACCTTTTCCTTTGTCAATGGTGGGGAGGATTGTGTCGTCTCCCACTCTGACTGGAGCATCTGTTGCCTTTGGTTCCACCGGCTCGAAAAACGCTGGAATGACGAGGAGGTCCTTGATATTAGTGACGCTAGATATAAATTCCTCAAAACGGTCCCGATCAACATTGATGTCAGCCGCATAGAAATCCATCCAGTCGCCAAGGTCATTAGGATAGTTAGGATTATCACCATCATAGTCGATGATAGTAGAGTAGTTGTGCAAAGTTCTCAAAGCTTCTGTATTATTCAAAGCCTCCGCTTGGTCGGATAGTTCCATCACTTTTGTCACAAACTTGCCCAGAATGGGAGTATTGCGGTCCGTTTGATAAAAGGACCGACATTTCTCAACCAGTTTCTGTTCAGGAGTGACATCGGGAGGCAATGAAGTTGTTACATGAAATTTCTGCAGTTGCCTCATCAACATGCACATTGATGAGGAGTTGCCAAACCACACTTCGGGTCCATAACATCTGGCCAGGAAGTTTAGTCCAATCTCTCCCTTCTTGACAACTTCAAAAGTCGCTAGTTGCCCGAGCAATCTAGCTGACTGTACAATACAATCAGGGCGAATGTCGAAGGTGATGCCATCATCTCCTCCGAACATGCCCAACTTGAGCCATGATTCATTCACACTATTGCCATCTTTTCGATAGGCAATAAATACAATGAACGCGTTCAAGATTGTGTTGAAAACTGAAGTCTCTGGGGATCCGGACAGTCTACTTGTTCCTGTGTTGTAGGTCACGCCGTTCTTCGTACGTGCCCTTAGATTTACTTGACGGTTCAATAACCAGTCCAACAGGTTGTGTGTTTCTGAATTAAACAACCGGAGAGCTACCATTCTTTCGAAATCTCTCGCGGCTGGTGAAACACGTCCATCCATGCGGCTAAAATCGGACATCACACCATTTATTTTCGCTTGTTGTGCTAGTTCAGCAATACGCTCAGCGATTTCTTTAGGTGGGTGTCCAAAGCTGTACCAATACAAGTTCTTCTTCAAGTACGAGGATATGGTATAGCAGAACAAAGAATACATCATTTTATCATATGGTTCCAAGGTTGAAATATTTCTTGGGTCTTTGATATTCATGTACGGTTCTTTCTTCTGAAAAGCCAAAATGATCTGATCAATTGATGGTAATGCATCGTCAGCTTCATCTAGGATTCTTTGTTGGGTGGGCCTTCGCTGGTTCTCTCTAACCACATCAAAGTCTACGGGATAGTAAGTGTTCTTCTCACAATCTGGTATCATCTTCTTCAGAAATTCGGCAGCATAAGTTGCAATGGCCGGGGTCATTTCTGTCGAAGATTTGACTTTTTCAACTCGGTATGTAATGCACCGGATGTCATTGTTTCTGTGGTTTGAGGCTCCGAAGGCGCCGTCAACAAGAGGGTTCATAAAGGCTACTAGTCCCTCTTTCATCTCCATAGGATCAGTCCCGTCCATCATTAAGTATTGAAAGGTCTTATCTTCTGGTTCATTTGTTACGGTCACACGGTTAGGGGTATCACTATCTGGGTTTTCACGTATGTAACGTGTAAGCAGTGATCGCACACTTGGGTCCGTTTCTCTGCCTTTAGCAAGCACGAGACCTGTACTCGCGGAGGTCAACCCTTGCTTTGATGTATTTTCTACATTGTACAAGGTGTCCATTTCTCCCACGGTAATTGTGGCAGATGAGTACTGGTCTTCGCGGGCAACGGAAACATCCATGCCTTCCTCTGAGTTGATGAGAAGGCTGGTCCATCCGTTTTTCGTCGGCTTTAGTCTTTTAAGCTCTTGGTCTCCATACAAATGCTGTGCAAGCCATGCGCCAGCTTTCGTGGTGAAGAGGGGTGTCAGCATAACCAATGAGTGGGTCTCATTGACAGTCCTTACGTCTATGTTATAAGCGGAAAACCTAGTGATTATTCCGAAAAACCTACAAATAGGACCGGTGATATACCTGTCAAAACCATAAACGCTAACAGTTAATGTATCACCAGTGTAGCTCCACAATTCATGTGTATAACGTGCGCCTCCGGAAACGGTTACATCGACAAGATTCTTCACGAACTTGTACTTGTACTCGCCTACGTCTTTGGCTGCAAGTTGAGGAACAAAGGTGTACATGATTACTGTATTTACGCCGTTTAAAACGCTGCTAAATTGATCCTTATCAAGATAATAGTCAACGTCTACGATTCCTATGACGTGTTCGTCAGTGGGATTGTATGGCATAATTGCTATGTCAGCGTCCTTAATCCACAAAGGGATTCTGGAACCGTTCCGACCTTTGCGCTGGTCAGATTTGGACATTTGGTAATAGAAAGGTAGTTTGCCTAACTTAAGAGCGACTAAGCTAATAAAATTACTAGCGGCAGTCCTCGCCCCGGCCGACCATCCATGTGTGTGTTTAGACACTTTGAACAGTTTGGGCGCTTGGGCGGACCTGAATACACCACGTTGGTTCGACGCGGAGTAAGGGGGATTTGATGACAACGCAACAAGACATCTCGAGGCTAGATATCTCGTTTGCGGAGCCGTGATCAGACTTAGGGTGACCTGGCAGACAGTAAAGCAACACAAAATGTAAACATTCATATTGCTCCCGTACACAGGCTCTGGAACGAACGGTTTCCAATCGACCTTCAGTCCAAAAATACCGTCATTAAACAGTATTGATGGTCTAGGGTAGGTAGGAAGGATGTCGTAAAAGGCATTTGACATTGAGCTGGTAGGCTCAGGTGTGTCAATTAACAGAAACATTCCAATTTCCAAGGCAAGATAAGTCAATACCAACCTGGAACTCCTACTCTTATAGTATCTCAACATATGCTGTATAGCACAAAAAGTCGAGACACAGAGCAGTACCACGTCCGGATTATCTCCGGACCATTTTAGTGCCGTGAGCA